AATAGGCCAAAAAAATCTAATAAAAAAAAAGGTAAGAAGAAAGAACCAAAGGTTATTGTTCCTTATACAAAAGAAGAAAGAGCAAAGAAAATAGAATGTATTAAAAACAAACTCATGCATCTGGAATTATGGAATTATGATGAAGATATGATTAATGTCCAAGAAAAAATGAAGGAGTTTGTTGAAACAGGAACTGAATATGAAGATAGTGTAAAACTCTTGGGTACCAAACGCGTTTTACACATTATTTTAAGAAATAATAACAAGAAAGATTGTACACTTTTACTCAAGTACAACGAAAACGTGTAAGAGAGAGGTACTCTCTCTTTATAAATAGCTTAGTATTACTTTCAAAGTATCTTTGTCAGTTTTTGTATTAATCAATAGAACTTTCAATCTATTAATAGTATCTTCCATATCAAATATCTTTTCTTTTAGATCTTTAATCTCTTTCTCTTTTTCCTCATCACCAATACATCTACCACAAACAAAATATTCACTCATATTTATGAGATCCCAAGACATCATCCAAAATATTTCTTGATATGTTGGTTCATAATCTTCTCCATACATATCTACATCACCAAAAATTCTATTATACTCCTCATTATAATCATCTTCTGGATAGTCGTCTTTGTACTGTTTTACCCATATTTCGAAATATTTTTCATAACAACCATTACCTTCCACACAATCTGAACAAACTTTATTACTACAATATCTACAATCATAAAATGGAATATGATCAGCGTGTTTTAGATATCCACAATCACTACAATGTGTTAAATGACTCATCAAATAAATAATGTATATCTTTTTATGTTTATAAAGAAGGAAATTTTATATTAAAATATTCATCAAACATATTATAATACCATTCTTTGTAATCATCATCAATCTCATCATCTTTTTTATTCAAGCTTTTATAGGATCTATATCTATTTGGTGTAATTGATCTAGCATTCGGTTCTTGAGAACCTGTAAAATAATCATCTGCGTATCCATATTCAATTAATTGCATTATCCCTTTGTATTTTTCAGGATGTTTTTGTTTATCTATATCCAATTTTATATTTTCTTGATCACAAAACCTTTTAAATTTCTGCACTCTTTTATTGAAACGCTTGTTCAATTCTTTGTGATGTTCTTCAGTCCAAAGATTAAAAGGTAATTTACCAACAACTTCTTTTAACTCTTTTACAGTATATTTATCGGGTGAATATTTATCAATTGTGAACCCATAATTGGCAAATTGTTCAATCATCTTTCTACCTTCTGTTTCACATTTTATGATATGAAATATATTTCTTATATAATCAAACATTGTTGTTTCATTATATATTTATATCTTTATATAAAGTTTTCACCAATCAGGTAAGCAATGATTCAAAAAATCTTCAGCTCCACTTTCTCCACCAAGAGATGACGTTGGTTCAAGTGTAACACTTTCGGATACAACATTCTCAACTGTTGGCTTAACCCGTTCAGCAACTTTTTTAACACCTGATGCTAAAGATTGACCACCTTTCATAACACTATCTTTGATAGCTTTGGTACCTCCACCACCAGGCATTAAGCTGTTGTAAACATAAACACTGCCATAAGATGTACCAAATGCTAAAACTGAAAGTCCGAAATAATATATTAATCCTTTAGCTTCTCTGTCATTTGTTTTTTGTTGATACGAATTGTATGCGTATGTAACTAGAAGAACTAGTGATGTTAAAACACCACTAACAAAAAGGGGATTTGTGTAAAAATTACCGCTCATTTTATTAAAATTTAATCCTATATTTTATCCATTTATTAAACGTAATCTCATTTTTAATAATTGACTAAGTATTTCTTCTTAATCTTAACATTCTTTAATCTCTGCATTCTTCTCTCATTCGCTTTTCTCCTCATTCTATAAGGATTAACATATCTTGTTCCAGTTTGTTCATTGTCGCTGGACTCTTCATCACTAGATTCTTCTTCTTTTGGAGATTGCTCTTCTTGCTGAACTGGTTGAGCTGGCTGAGCTTGCTGTCCAAGGGATGTTTCCAAATCTTGTTTGAGACTAGATAACATATTTTCAGCTTCTTCTCTAACACTTTCATCAACATTCTCTACAACTTCAAATCCCTCAACCTCATTAGTATCTACACCATCTACTTTGTCAACATCTGCAACTACATCAGCACCAGCAACTACGTTGTCTTCGCTACCGACAACTGGTGGAGAATTATCATCATTTACTTCACCAACTTCTAATGATTCTTGAACGAAATCTTCCCCAGCTTCGAGATCACCTTCTAATTCAGTCGTTGTGTCCTCTCCTGCTTCCAATGCTACTTCTGAATCTCCTCCAACTACGAGTTGTTCTTCGTCAGAGGTGTCTTCATTCTTTGGAAGTTCTTCATGTTCTGTTTCAAGTTTACTAACAGTGACTTCACCATTATTTTTCGGCTTTCCACTATCATCTGGACTCAAATCAATACTCTTCAAATTAATAGTATCAACCAAGTTGTCGACTAAATCAGAACTATCCTTATTCTCCTCAATGAACTCCTTATTATCTTCATTAACCTTTTCTACATCAATTCCTGTTCCATCACTTGATAATGTTCTTTTGACGAAATTTTGTTCCTCAACTTGGACTTCCTCTTCGTCTGAAATATCCTCAACATTCAATGGAGATTCTCTTCCCAGAACATGTGTTGATTCAGCATCATCAACTTGCTCAACAGGTTCAAATTCGTCCTCAGCAACAGGCTCAGATTCATCCTCCACAACATGGTCAGATTCATCCTCAACAACAGGCTCGGATTCGTCCTCAACAACAGACTCGGATTCGTCCTCAACAACAGACTCGGATTCGTCCTCCACAACATGGTCAGACTCGGGGTGGTCTTCAACACTATCCAAAGGATCTAAAACATCACCCTCAAGTTGTTTCAACTCTTCTCCACCAGCAACTTGTGGTAAATCGTTAGAGATGTCTCTGTTCAAGATATCTTCAATAGGGAGGAGTTTGAGAATTGCTTGTTCAATTCCTGTTTTGATACATTCAATAGAATTTCTCAAATTGTCTTGTTTCTCTCTGGAAGGAATGTTTTCATCGAATAAGTAAGGATTTTTGTAGAACTCTTTTGCAGTTTCAATGTAAACAAAGTGAACAAAGTGTGCAAGTTTTGGAACAGAAATTTCCAGAGTGTTGGTTGCGTGATTTCCTATATATGCTGATGCCAAAATCTTAGTGCTGTTAATAAAAATGACTGTTACTAATTTATCTAAATACTTACACTGAGTATTCTCAACAATACGTTCAGTTTCCTTATCAATTACAATCTGATTCCAAAGGGAAACATCTTGGAGTTCTAATTGGAAACTATGTCTGACATTTTTTCCTTTCATATTTTGTCTACCAGTTTCATAAATATGTTTCATACCCTCGTAAATCTGAGGTGTCAACAAAGAAATAAGCTGGTTTGTGTACGCCTTTTTTGCTTCAACTAAAGTGGCATTATTACTATCCATTTTATAATTAAGTGACACAAATAAATAACTCTGCCATAACGCGAAATTTAATCGAAAATGCTATTATAGATATGTTCAAATGTAGAAACGTATTTCTAAAAATTATAAGACCAAAAAACATATCACAATCAATCTCAAATGAAATTACAAAAATAAAACATAAAAATAAAAATCAAAATAAAGACAAAAACAATAAAGAAGAAAACAATAAAGAAGAAAAAACTAAACCACCAAAAAGAAAAATAATAATATGGCCTTCTTAACTAATAAACAAATAAAAAAAATCTACATTATCATTATATAATATGTCATACAACGATATATATGATGATTTACTTTACGATCAGCCAGCAGACTACTTTACACAAGCTCTGTCCAATGGTCGAATCAAAACATTAGGTAATAGTCTAGAAAGTGGATACAAAGGAATGACCAATACTGTTTCAAACCAGTTAAACAGACAAGTTGAAATGGTCAAAGAATTATCAAGACAAATTAATACCCACTCTACACCATTAGTTTGGGTTATTATTTTCGTTTTATTTTTTATCATTATAATTATTTAATTACGGTACGGGGGTAACCCCCGTTAGCCCCCTTTCGCTCACTTCGTTTGCGGTACAAATTATAACCGATTTGTACCGCGAGTCGGAGACGAACAAGCGTAGAGTTTAAAAGAGACACCGCCGCTTCGCTTCGGTGCAACTCGCAAAGCGAGTTGAGAGGCACTCTCTCTTTGGGGTAACCCCCGTTACCCCCTTTCCGTCTCACACCCCTTCGGGGATGCGAACGGGTACAAATTGATTGCTGATTTGTACCCACTGACATTCCATAGGAAGAGAGGTGGAGCGTAGGGTTTAAAAAGGAGTCACGGATCTTGCAACCAATCTCTTACAACTTGGTAAAATTGCTTTGATAATGAGTCCAATAACGCAAAAACATAAGATAGTCAATGTGAACGGAAACAAAATTATATCATTCTGGTGCTTAACTACCAAAGCAATAAGAACATAGAAGAAAACAACCATTGTCACATAGTTATTCCTCAATGCCATATTCAAAATATACAGAATAGCTGCAATAATAACAATAACAATATACCAAATCTTTTCATCTCCAAGTTGTGAACTTTCTGTCCAAGCTCTAATACAAACCGCAACATTTAAAATAGAAGCCGTCATGAGCCATCCCAAATAAATACTAATAGGAACATCCCCAAAACCAATTTCAAATGGTGTATTTTTTCGTGAGAAAAACGTACAACGCAACTGAATTACAATCAATGAAATCAGTAGCCCAAAAATAAGGAATACTGAAATCAAAATACTCACTTTAGTCGCCAAAGAAAAGGCTACAATCCATGTAATATTAAACAAACAGGACAAAATAAAGAAAACTGAAACTTTTCCCACATAATCGTCCAATTTCAACTGCGGAATAAACTGTACAATTGTAAAAATAAGTAATCCCGCATAAATAACTCCCCAAATTGAAAAAGCCCAACCAGGTGGTGTGATCAAAGTATCAAATTGATCGGAAACGCTACCGATTGGTCGTAAAATACTAGTACCGTTAGCACTAGTTACACCTGTTGTTGTCAAATAATTAACAACCAATGTCGCAACAAAAGTCACAAGATTAGCAATCTTAAATCCCAAAATCTTATTCATAATAATATTACATGGATAAATATCCTTTATATTTATATTTTCAATTTTGCAAAAGTGAACCGCTATTTGAAAGTGTTGAAAAATTCAAAAAAGTTAAATGACAATTATGCTCCATAAGCATTACACCTTATTGGTATAAGTTTATTTACATTATCGTTTATGGATATTGTAATAACAATATTATGGTTACACTTGTCCACTTTAACTTTACACATTTCGCTGAGGGAAAAACGCGGAAATTCCCATATTTGTTTTTAGAAAGTTATAACTTACAAGGTTGTACTCCTTATTCCATACTCAAGTAATTTATGTTATAACTATAATGTATAACGTCCTTGTAGAAAAACATACTACTCCTTTATACAAATTCTATACTGATTTATTTTTAAAGTATTTTATTTTTTTAACTTTTATACGCTTTTAGAACAACAGTTGACAACCCTTTCGCTCATGGTACAAATTGGTTACCAACTTTTTTATCTTATAAAACTATATATACATATGACTAGTAATCCAAAATGTATTGATTGTGTGAAATTACAGAATTCACAAAACAGATGTATTTGCAACGACGAAGAACGTTGTGCATCTTGTAAGACTTGCTCTTGGTGTATTAACGCCCATCAGAATGGGAGATGCGTTCCAAATAAACAATACAATAGGAAAAACTGCCCTTACAGTTTCAGTAATGTTCCAAAAGGGAAACATTGGCGAAACCAAGAGTTCAACGATGGTGTTATTAAAATTATAGCAAGTACTCCAACAGTTTTTAATTTAAGTTTATACAAACTTATTTTCATTGTGTTGGTTCTTTTGTTACTTGTTATTTTATTAGTAACGTACTTACATAACAGATAACTCCATATAAAGACAACTTTTATAATCTAAATATATTATGGAAGACACGAAAAAGAAGTATCCTAGACTCAATTTTATGTTTCAAGCCAATATCGAAGATGAAGGACAAGAGTATAGTTGTCTCGTTAGAAAAATTGAAGATAAAGACAAATTTCTTATGGTTTTCGATTGGTTACCAAAAATGCCTCCAAATTACAACAAATACGAACGTAGACTTATAAAGAAAATTGATGAACTCGAGAAAGTTGAATATTTAGAAAAACTGACCCCAGAACAATTGGAACAATTGAAGCAACTAGAACAACAAGAACAACAAGAACAACAAGAACAAGATGAAGAAAGTGAACCAGAAAGTGATATTGAACCAGAAAGTGAAAGTGGTGAAGAGGGTGAAGAGAGTGAAGAGAGTGAATAATTTTATAATATGGTATGCTTAGCATGACCATGCTAGTGGATAATCAAGTCCTTTTATTCTAGGATTTCTCTTGAGAATTTCCAAGAATTCATCTCTATTTTTTGTTACGTTTACATAAGCGTCATTTACAAGATCAACATAATTGTATATATTATATTGATCTTCATTTCGAACAACGAAAACATAGTGTGCACAATCCTCACCATTCATTGAAAAAGAGTAAAGCAAAATAAAAGCATCCATCTCTGTCATTCGAGAGATATTATATGTTGGCTTCCCCAAATCAAACAATCCATTTTGTATAATATCCCATCTTTCAGTTCCATCTTCCTTAGTCGTTGAGCATTTTGAACACATCTTTGTTACAGAAATACTTGGATACTTACCATACCTATAGAAATAAGCATTATGAATAGCAATTGGTCCACAAGAATAATCATTCCACTGTAATTTCATATTTTATAATAAATTATGAAATCACACAAACAAGAAAGATAATAAATCATTTTTTTTTAACATATAACGTTAAGCAATAACAACATCATAATCCTTGGATTTGTCAATCTTAGCAAAATACAACATAACAATATCAGCCATCTTATCATTCTGAATTATACCAATATTACGAATGAAATAATCTAAATTAGGTATTGAACACATAACGCCCAATCCATTACCAGAAGTGTAAGTAATACACTTAGAAATCTTCTGATAAAAATCAAACCACTTATTATTTACCTGATCACTACCATTTTGTTCTCTTTTTTCTGGTAACCTAAACCTAATACATTGTCGCCGATATTCACCACTCAAATTAACACTACAATGCGCCGATATCAAACCACATAAATATGCATTACACTGCTCAGCTGTCATATCCACCAATTCTCCATAATAAATATACTTGGGATTACAATCAGAAACCATCAAATCATAACTCGCTTTTGTACCATGATAATCGAAAAAATCTCGCAAGTCATCCTCCTTTTTTGGCAAACGGATTCTAATAAACTCATTATCTCCCTTCTTCATAACCTTCATACTCGCACAATACCCTATCTTTATATACTCCTGCTCATGGTCATCTATATCATATATTTCCAATTCTCGTCGCACCCCATCTGGTCCAACAATCTGAATAGATGTGTTGCTGTCAAGCACATCAAAAGTTTTTCCTTTACATGATACAATCAATGATGAAGCCATTGTAAGAGAAATAATAGATTTACTCTTAAGCTACTTTTTTATAAAAAATATATCCCTATATTTTATAATATGGGCTGTTGGGATGTTTTTTGTCCATTATGTGGATTACCGTTAAGTTATAGTTTAGTTTATCAAATTAAAGAGAAATTAGGTAAACTTTTAAAAATTCCAAGAGCAAACTGGACAGAAAAATGTACAGTTCTCTTATTAGGAAAAAAAGCAAAACATGGTTTCGAAGAGATAAATTGTAATATAACTTTCAGAAATAAGAAAACAAAAGAAGAGTACGATATTATGTGTGATTTTGATTTGGGTATTGTCCTACACACAGATTGTTGGAAATATGCTAGTACCTTGTTAAAACGTAAATTAACAATAGATGACTTCAATTTGAAAAAAATGAAAATCCGACACAAAGTTTGGTCACACTACACTTTCACATATCTCAAATATACCGATGTCTCCAAATATCACAAACAAGATTTCAACATCGAAAAATTACTCAAAAATCCAAAGAATTTATATTTACTTTACTCACCACTTGCTAAAACACCATTGGCAGATAAAAATAGAAAAAGAATTAAAGACAATGTCGCCCGACTCGATAAAAACAAACCTAAACCGCGACCATCACCACTTCAATCCGCAACATTATTCAAAGAAAATACAAAAATGAAAGGAAACGACGGAAAAATGTACCATGTTAAAACTGTTGGAAAAAGCAAGAGATGGGTTTTAATCAAAGGAAATCGGTAAACTGTGTCTGGTTTTTCCCATCTAGAGGCAAATCCAAATCGTCATTACTAGACTCCAACTCTTCATCTTCATCTTCAGTCTCGGTCTCTATATTTATTTCAAATTTCTTTTTCATCTTTTTCTCAATATACTTTTTAACCTTTTGAGGAACTCTTTCAATCTTATTTACCTTAAGTTCTTTTAAAACTATTCCACTGAATTTACTTTCTATGTTGTTATAAGTCATAAAAAGTCCAACCCTGATATTTGATCCTCCATTAACTGGCAAAGTCATTTGAATCTTATTTCCCCTATTTGATTTCGGTTCTATCCTCTTCTTTGTTATCACATTGGAACCTTCTGTAAAAACTAAATGTCCAGTAATGTTACCGATAATATATCCTTCAAATTCAACAAGAAGTGTGTTACTATTGTTAATTCCATCTATCATACGAGTCATATAACCATTCAACCCTTCATTTTGTGATTTCAAAATTACAGTTTGTTCTCTATTATTGAATTTCTCTATGTAAGCATTTACAAACAAACTTTGATTGTCGTCTTCATTAAATTTACAACTATAAACTTCAGTTAATTTCAACTCCATTACTGGTTTCTCAATTTTATATTTATCATCTTCAACTTCTTTTACATCATTCATGTCTATTACTTTCAAATCAAGATCTTGACATTTAGTTGTATCCAAAAAATAAAGTTTGATATAATCAAAACTTACTGAAATATTTTCCTTTGTTTTAAAATAAAGTATCACATCAACTTCTTCTTTATCACACTTGAAAAATATTCCATTATTGGATGAAGCAATTGATAAATTGTTGTAATGGAAATCTGAAACAATGACTTCTATATCTTGTTTACATTGAGATCTAAGTTTGTAATTCAAAAAATAAGTTCCATCTTCTGGTAAATCTAGTTTGAACTTTACATGTCCATAAGTATTTTGGGTATTGTATATGGATAGTTTATTCGAACTGGTTGATAATAAGGTTCCACTTTCATGGTATCTATCGTTTTTGAAATCAAATTCATAACAAAGTACTTTGGTGAGTTTTTTCTCTATTTCTTTTTTCAAATTGATAGAACACTTAACCAATTCATCATTAACATCAACATCGATATTGACATTATCTGGATCAAAGATTCTGTTGAGATCATCAAATATAGATTTAAATTTATCATCATCCGTCACATTGTCAAATATTTCATCTGTTAACACTTCAATATTGTCATCATCATCCATAGCTTTGTTCATAACCTTGAATAGACTAAAATTATCAATTGTAATCACAGAGTTATAAACATTTTTCTTTGACATTAACAAAATGGTTATATTCTTAAACATTGAACTAGAAAACTTAATCAATCTCTTGAAATCAGGATTGGTCAAAACAGTTTTATAAATCTCATCCACATAATCACCATAAATACTTAATTCTAACTTGTAGTAGTTGTACTTGAATCTCTGTCTCAATCCGAAATCTAAAAAGAAATCCCTATTTTTTGGAACTTCTATATTATAACCGAAATAAACTGGATGATTTTTAGTCAAGAGATGGTTATACTTCTTATATGTCATCTTCGAAATAATGTAATCCACATTTGTATCCATATCAAACACCTTATCTATTTCATAATCATCCAGATTGTACTCATCTTTCGGAATAAATGAAGGTTGTGGGGCGGGTTGGTCAATAAAAAGAGGTGTATTGTTTTGTACATTTCCATAAAAAGTTATGGGAGTTTGTGTTCTTCTTTTTTGTTGCTCATAAGCGTAAACTTCTTGCATTTTTTTCATTTTTCTATATTCATTTAAATCTTGACTGCTACCTAATCCAGTTCTCATTAAATTTCTAAACTTACTATTATTTCTTCCATTTGAATTGTTTACAAATTTAAAACTATAAAAACGAATAGTGTCATCCATATATACTTTTTAGATAAAAAGTTATTACAAAAATCCCAAAAGTTTACTAGAGACTCAATAATTTTAATATAATGTATATTATATTATAAGATGTCAGTTGTAAATTGGAAAAATACTCGTCCAAAAAAGTTTTATCCAAAAGCTGTAAAACTATTTGGGAAACCTGACTACGTTGTTAATAAACCAAATGGAATAGCCTATTGGAAAACAAAAGGAAATTCTCTTTTTGATGAACATTATATTAAAGATCAGGAAATATCACATTGTGTTCCCGCTAAACATCATGATT